TAGTGCTGATAACAATGAACGTGATCAGCTATGGGCAACTTACTCCCCAAAGAATTAATTACAACAGCCAAGCTGGAGTATTCTTTACAACTAAGCAGGAAGAAACCTTGCTAAAAGCAATGGTAGATTTAGATGCTTGTAAGAAAAGTGAATTCCTGTTAAATCAAAATGTTAATTCTTATGAAATAAGATTAGCCGATAAAGACTTGGCTATCAAGACGTTAACTGACTCATATGTTAAATGTCAGAATTCAAATAAAATAAACCTTGAAAAGATTGGTACATTACAGCTAGATGTCGACAACTTAAACCTTGAGCTTGATGATACTAAAGAAGAGTTACGTACTTATAAGGTTTCAACAGGAGTCTTTGTCTTAACTACTTCTGTATTCATTGCTACTACCATAGTTGCAGTTTTTAAATAAAAAGTTTGCTTATATAAGATTCCTTGTTATATTTGCACAAAGCAAACTAAATAACAATGAGTAAAATTAACTTCGAACCTACCCGTGATTGGTTGGTTCTCCCATTACCAGATCAAAAGGTAACAGATGCAGGAATCATTTTAGATGAGAGAACTGCTAATGCAATTCGTTCTAATGTACTGGAAGTATTAGCTGCAGGTCCAGATTGCAAATGCAAAGTTGGAGACACAGTCTACGTACACCCAGGAGCAGAAGGATTAAAATTAGATATTGACGGAGAAATGTATGTTCTTGTCAATGAGTCAATGGCAATATTAGGACGTAAACTAAACTAAAATGACTGGAACAGTTACTCTATCCCTAGAGGATTATGAGTTGCTAAAAGATAATTCCAAGTCTGGAATGGAAATAAAGTCGGGAATACTAAAAGCTGCAAAAGAGCTTGAAGTATTCTTGACATTTCTAACTACAAGAGCAGACATTGGAGAATATCTAGACGAGTTTAACTCATATTCCAAAACATGCAAAGTTCGTTTGATCGATGGACGAGCTAAAATAGAACTACTTAACGTAACAGAAGATGAGGAAGATTAGTATAAAAACTGATACCACGAAAAAATTCATTCAAGTGTTCAACGGAATTCTTGAATTGACTGATACAGAGATGACCATTCTTGCTGCTTTTATAGATAACAGTGAGACTATTAACCTGTGTTCTCCAACGAACAAAAAAAAGATTTCTCAAATACTAGATATCAAAGATCATAATACTTTGAATAACTATGTAAAAAGATTAAAGGACAAAAATGCAATTGTGCAAACTAAGAATGGATATGAACTAAGTCCATTACTTAAACTAGAGTCAGTTCAGATAAATATCGTCCCTAAATGATATTCTTAGACTCAAGAAAGGTTACAACTTTTTTTTACATGAAAGAACATGTACTTACTGTAGTACAAGATGGGGAAGGTAAAGTAGAAATAATCCAATTATCAGAAATAGAAAATGAGTAAACCAAATATCTTTCAAATGATTGGCAACTTTGCCAAAGCATCTGCTAAATATGCAGCAAGTGGATTTAAGCCAGTTACAGAAGATCAGTATGTTGAACGAATTCAAGCCTGTTCTACATGTCCACACCTCAAAGAAGAAAACATGACTTGTGGAATATGTGGATGCTACATAGAAGTAAAAGCTGGATGGCAAACAAGTGAGTGCCCAGACAAACCAAGTAGGTGGCTACCTATTAAAAAAGGGGTTGGAGGTAAACCACTTAATATAAAGCCAAAGTCAGATGATAAATGACAAAGTAATTATTCAAAAGTTAGCTACAAAGTACAACCTTCCTCTTAATAAAGTAGAAGATACTGTATACTACCAGTTTAAATTTGTAGCCGCTATAATGAAAGCTGGTGATTTTGAATCAATTAGACTTCCATATTTTGGAAAATTTCATGCAAAAGGTACTAGAATAGCATACCTAAACGAACTAAAGAGAAAGAAGAATGAAAGACTTGCTAACGGTAAATAATAACATAGTTATCCCATCAGTATATGCTTTGACAATACCAGAATTTGAAAAGCTTACTGTCAAAGAGTTAAGCTTTATCTACTTCTTTGTGGACCACAGATCTAGTTATGCAGCATATGACGAAGAAGAACGTCAGGAAGTTTTAATGAAAGACTTAGGGGTAAAGATAACCCCTAAATTACTAGCTGGAGTAGATAAGTACAAAGAACTATCTGACACTCATGCTACTAAACTTCTTAAATCTGCACGTTTGTCTGTAAACAAATTAGAAAAATACTTTAAAACAATTGACCTTACAGCTCTGGACGATAATGGCAAGCTGCTTTATCAAGCAAAAGATCTTCTATCAAACCTGTCAAAGGTTGGAGAGGTAATCGAAGGCCTAGATAGACTAGAGGAGTTGATTCAAAAGCAACAAGCCAAGGATAGTCCAAACAGAGCAGGAGTAAAAACTAATAAGTACAGTGAGTAAGCTTAAAGACACACATTTATTTGCCCCGGCCGCAGCTCATTATATTGAGTACGGCTTTTATACCGATGCTCTTCCAGGTACAAAACAGTACTATGAGTATTGGGATGAAGAGCAAGTTAGATGTTTAAGTGGATATGAAGTTAATGGGGTAAAAATTTCTGGGTTTCACTATTTTTACTTAAACTACTGTCCAATTGATAGGATTATAGATGAAGAACAACCTGATGGTGAGGTTATCTCACGACGTGATAGAAGTTTCCCAGCATTTTATGACGGTGACTACGAATACTTCCATGCAATTGATAGAGCTCGTAGAGAAAGTAAGCATATGGTTGTACTTAAGGCTCGTCGTAAAGGATTCTCCTACAAAGCTGCGGCTATGCTTTGCCGTAATTACTTTCATCTTAGGAATTCTAAGAATTTTGTATTTGCTGCTGACAAGCAATACTTAATTGGAGATGGAATGCTATCTAAAGCTTGGGACATTGTGTCATTTGTAGATGATAACACAGCTTGGACTCAGCCTCGACTTATCGACCGAGAAATGCACAAGCAATCTGGGTACAAAAAGAATGTAAACGGAGCTGACGTAACTCTTGGGTTTAAATCACAGATTATCGGAGTATCCTTAAAAGATGATCCAGACAAAATCCGTGGTAAAGCAGGTGAATTAATCTTCTTTGAAGAGGCCGGATCGTTCTCAGGGCTATTAAAAGCTTGGGAGGTAGCAATGCCTACAATGAGACAAGGTTCGAAGACACTGGGGACAATGATTGCATTTGGAACAGGTGGAGAAGAGGGGCCAGGCTTTGAAGGTATGGAAGAATTATTCTATCACCCCGAAGCTTATGACTGCCTTGGATTTGAAAACGATTGGGATGCAGGGGCTTTAGGAACACATTGTGGATTCTTTGTACCAATCTATAAAAATCTCGACGGCTTTATAGACGAAAATGGTAATAGTCTGGAAGAAGATGCTATGGCCTATGAGGAAGCTCAGAGAGAAAAAAAGAAGAAAGGTAATGATCCAAAAGCATTCGATCAATATATTGCCGAACACCCATTTACTCCACAAGAGGCTACTCTCCAAGTAACGGCCAACGTATTTGATGTAGCTTCTTTGAAAGAGCAGTACAATAAAGTAATTGCCAATAATCTCCAAACTATAGGAGTTGGTGGAGAGATGTATTATGACTCCAATGGCAAAATTAACTTCAGGCCTAATGGCAGTGCTAAGCCTATCACTAAATTTCCTCATAGAAAGGATGATAATTTAACCGGATGTGTAGTTGTATACGAAGCTCCATATAAAACAGAAAAAGAAGGGTTTACCCCAAAGAACCTTTATATCATATGTCATGACCCGTATGCACAGGGAAAATCAGCATCAGCTACATCTCTTGGGGCAGCTTATGTTATTAAAGTTCCAAACAACATTTCAAAACCTGACGATATTATAGTAGCTTCCTATGTAGGCCGTCCTCAATCTCAGGACGAATATAATCGAAATCTATTTATGTTGGCTGAATATTACAATGCTAAGATAGGATTTGAAAATGACCGAGGAGAAGTTATTGCTTATGCCAAACGTTTTAGAAAAATGCATTTATTGCAAGAAGAGTTTGAAATGCTTGACAAACGTGACTTAAGAAGTAAGACGGTAAAACGTCAATATGGTATGCATATGACTGAGCAACGTAAGGCTCAAGGTGAATTATATATTAGAGACTGGTTAGTTAGTGGAAGAGGGGCATCCGAAGATGGAGATATCACATTAAATCTCCATAAGA